TGCCGATTGCATATAACTACTTAGAAGGTTGGTACACCAAGAACGACTGCCCAAATCCGATAGCAGTACACATGACCCGAGGTGGTCCGTGGTTTCAGGATTGGACTCATGTGGAGTACGGCAAGGAATGGATGGCCGTGGCGTCAACACTATGAACAAGTATCAAAAGACAATTCAGAAGATTGAAACTGCTTTTCAGGCGGGTAAATACGCCGAGGCAATGGATCTTTGCAATTACGCAATCGGTCTTTTCCCGAAGGACATCGTGGCGTACCGGGCGAAAGCTCGACTGCTACAAATCCAGAAAGACTTTCCTGAATCCGAGCGATATTACAACGCAGCGGAGAAGCGCGGGAAACTGACGGCAGATGATTACATTAACCGTGGCGTCGTAAAAGCCGAGCAGCAAAAGTACGATGCTGCAATTCAAGATTTTAATTTAGGAATTAAAATAGATCCTAAATACTTGTTTGCTTACATACAAAAAGGCGCCGCTCATTGGGAGATGAGGCGATGGGAAGAGGCGCTTGCTGACTTTCGCAAAGCGAATGAAATAAAACCAGACGACGCCAATGCCAACTGGATTCTGGGACTATTGCTATTGCAACAGAACGAGTTCAAAGAAGGCTGGCCGTTGTATGAAACGCGATGGAAGAGCGAACGATTTAAAAGTCGTCGCTTAGTGACTCAGAAGCCGCAATGGAATCTGGAGTCAAAGGCGCGATCTGTTCTGGTTTGGGGCGAGCAGGGTATCGGTGACCAAATCATCTACGGCTCTTTGTTACCCGCCATCCGGCAGCGCACCGATAAGGTCACTGCAATGGTTGACCCCCGGCTCATTAAAATCTTCAAGGCTTCGATGCCGGACATTGACTTCATCGCCAATAGCGATCAGGTCCCGGCTGCGCTGCACGAGGAACAGATTCCGTTCGCGAGTGTGGGCTGGTCGTTCATCAACGAGAAGGACGACATCCAGAAGTACGCAGCGCGGAACTTCTTGCAGGCTGACCCGGAGTTGGTGAAGAAGTATCGCGAAGAAGCAGGACTCAACCCGAACAAACTGACGGTGGGTCTATCGTGGGTTAGCGCAGCCATCAAGATCGGACCGCATAAGAGCGTCAACCTTGAACAGCTCCTGCCGATTCTAAAGCAGGATGTGAATCTGATTAACCTGCAATACGGCAGCGACAAGAATTCGGTTGATTATTTCAACCAGCAGCATGGCGTGAATATCGTCACAACGTCCGTTGACTTGTTGAAAGACTTTAACGGTCTTGCTGCGCTCTGTCAGATGTGCGATGTGATCGTAGCCATCAGTAGTTCGACTGTGCATCTGGCCGGGGCGCTGGGACGACCGGTGCTGTTGATGGATGCGAACAAGCTCTGGTACTGGGGTAACAAGGATGGCGACCGAAGCCTGTGGTATCCCAGCATCCGCGTCTTCCCGAGGGACAACATGATTGCACCTTGGGATAACGTCATCGAACAAGTTACAAAAGTGGTGGAGGGAATGATCCATGACAATAGATAGAGAATCTCCGCCCGGAGCATGGGCAGAGGAGTTACGAGCCGCCCCTTGGGGCTACGGTCAAAGCCAAGCCAAAAAGGTTGAGGTTGCTTTGAACAACGTCCACAAGGCAGGGCTTTGGGAAGAATACAAAGTGATCCAGATGGAACTGAATATCTTGAAGACTGAGTTGGAGTTATTACGAAATGGAAGGGGATAAAGATGCAATCCGAGAATACTTGGCGTCTATCGGAAGCCGAGGTGGAAGCGCTGCTTCAGGAGCAAAAAAGCGACGATCTAAGGCGCACTACCAACGCATGGCCAAGCTCAGCCATGCCAAACGAAAGGCCAAACAAAAAGGAACGTCCGATGAGCGATCCGATAAACCCGAACCACTACAAGAAGGGTGAGATTGAGGCTATCGACGCCATCAAGTCTGCCTTGACCGAGGACGAGTGGCGGGGGTTCCTAAAGGGGACGGCGATTGCCTATCTATGGCGGCTTGGCCATAAGGACGCCGTGGAGCAGGATGCCAGTAAGACCCTCTGGTACGTCTCATGGCTTGCAGGAAAAGATCCGAGGGGGTAAGATCCCCCCGTGCTATCTCTATTCTCCTAGAGACTTGGCCCCGGTGTTGTAGCTCTTGCTCCGCCGGGGCATTTTTTTCACTTCCCCCTGATCTTGTAGACGCGGCGATCCCGGCCCGGACCATCCTTCTTAATGACATCCTCTACGATGTCGCCCGACTCCAAGAGCGTCTGTAGGATTTCGTTTCGATCCCGAGCCTTCATGCCTTGGAGTGATTTGGCGAGCTGGGTGCTGCTGGCTCCAAGTTCCCCTTGCTTGCGGATGAAGTTCAGGACGCGCTTGTGCGAGGCTTCGATTTCGTTCTCGGCCACTTCCCGAACCAGTAAGTCAGCGGTGTAGTTGAACGACCAACGAGCCAAATCATTCGCCATCTTAAAGACTTCAAACGTCACGGTTGGCGAGATAGGATCACGCGCAATGGCTTCGATCATGGCGAGCTTGACCGTAATTTCACCGTAGCGCACCCAGAGAGCATCGTCGCCACGAGATTGCTTTACTTGCCACTCTCGGACGAGCTTGTACTCTTCAAACGCGGCTTCTTCCCAATGCACGATCATGGGCACGACCGGAGAGTTGGGGAGCGATGGCATGTTGGTGAGATTGCCAACACCCGCAGGCACGACGTTGTAAGAGTCCATCATGTCTTTCACGATGTCTTCAGGCGGCGGTGTCATCTGCGGAATCTGCGTGTCCGGGTAATCCTCAAACGGTGGAACCATCAAGATACGGCTCAGCGTACCGTTATCCACCATGTCGAAGTTCAACGCGGGGATCAGGGTTCTCGGAGTCGTAGTACCAAAGAAGTTGAAGTTAGGCTGGTTGATGTCGAGACGCACCCGGTTGGTCGAGTCTGCGTACTCTTGGCCGTGATACATGCCGCTACTGCTGGAGTACACCTCAAGCAATGTCTTGATAATGTCTCGCTGGTGACTCGCTGCGTTCTTGGCAGTCAGGCTTTGAAGATACAAGCCCATTTCATCCAAGTGCGAGATGCGCGATTGGAACTCAAACAGCGTTCGCAAGATAGCAACGCCCGAGCTAAAGCGATCACCGCAGATCAACTGGTGCAATCCTGCCGCAGCCATCAACTCCTTCACGCGCTGGCGACTGTGATCCTTACCCGCACCGGGCTTGGCCACAGCAATCGCAAACAGGTTACAGCGCGTATTGAGATGCGCCATGGCGTACCGTCGCCCGAACATAGCCCCGAACATGCAGAGCGTATTCATCAGCGCGAAAGTCGGCTGGGGTTGCTGCGACGTTGAATTGATCCAGCGAACGACTCGCCCTACCAATGACGGGCTAGTGAACCAGTCATTCGGGAAATTTTCCTTGGTGCTCTTCGGTAGTCGCTTAGGTTCTTTGAGTCCAGTCAGATCAATCTTAACGGGCTTGATGGGATTCAAATCCAAGTGCGGCGGTGGAAGCCAGCCATTCTTCTGTGCGTGATAGTACAGAGTGCCTGCGCCAATCTTGGAGGGCGGCGACTTGCTGTAATGCTCCCAACGCTGAGTTGTTTCGCTGCTGTTGTATTTGCCTGATGCGCGTGACCACTGGTCGAAGATATGTAGACCCTTAGCTTCCGTAGCGCAATAAATCGCCATGCCGATGCGGTTCCAGTCATCCCACGAAAGGTCGGGATTCGGAATGAACTTGAGCGCATCCTCAACGGCAGCGAGTGTACCCACTAGACCGTCATACGAAGTCTTAGCGTCTTTATCAGGGATAACTGTGGTAACGAGCCGGGTACGTCGCATTGACGGCGGGAGCGCCTTGTAAGCCTCTTCCGCAGCCTCCATGACCTGTTCACGGGTTACAATCGGCAACGACTCTACGGGCATCTGGTGAGGCGATTCCAGCGGCCAACTGTAGGGCTTGCCGGTTTCGGGATGCGTAGCGTATGCAACGAATTGCTGACCTTGACCCAGCACCTCAATCGGGTGCAGAGAAATTTTGGTAAAAGGCTCCAATGTCCGGTAAAGGTAAAGTGCCTTGGGTGACTTGCCGATTCGTATCAGATCGGTTCGACCGAGCTTCTTTTGGAAAATCTCCCCGATGGCAACGGCAATCGACTCATCCAGAATGTCGATGTCAATCGCGACCACTTCACCGGTCAGAATGCCGATGCCGCAACCGGGCCACTTAGACCACAAATCTACGTGAACTTGCTGG